GAAAAAATACATCCGCTCGCGGCGATCAGCGGCAGCGTGCAGGATGTTGAAACGCTTAAAGAGTCAATAAAGCGTCAAAAACGCCAGCTTAAAGATACGCGCGCCCATGCGGCGGCCACGGTTGAAACGTTCCGCAAAGTGGGTTCGGATATCGAATGGAGCAAGCAGATCGAGGCGGAAGAAAATCGCGTAACGGCGATAACCGGGAAATCGCATACCGAAGAAATAGCGCTGCCGCCGGAGGCCCCGGAGGAACCGCCATTGTTCACTTCGTACAGCGAAAAAGAAGAATGGGAATACGAGCAGCGCATGAAAAGAAAAGTCGGTTAAAACCATAACGCCCCCTTGTGATGATTGATAATTTAATATGCGGAAAAAGATTTTAAAAGCCATTTATTAAATGAATAAACAGGCCTTAAACGGCCATTAATATAAAGGAGTGGAGTAAATGTTAAAACAGGCTTTAAAAGATGTGATGGAGGAGCGGGGAATATCTCTCGGAAAATTAAGCATGGCGCTTGCTATTTCTACCTCTGCACTGAGCCAGTGGCTAAACGACGCCTACGCGGGCAACGTAAACAAAATTGAAACGGCGGTCAAAAGTTTCCTGGAACACGAGCGCGAGAAGTTGAGCGTTAAAAAAAGGAACTTTAAATTTGTAGCGACATCGACTTCAAAAAGAATTTTTGAAATTGCCAGGCTATGCCATATAAAGTGCAAGCCAGGCGTCGCATACGGAAATTCAGGTATAGGAAAAACGACGGCCGTAAAGGAATATGCCCGTAAATATCCGGCCACGATTTTAATCGAAAGCGATCAGACATGCACGCTAAAAACCATGCTTAGTCTTCTTAACCGTAAATTAGGTTTTAGCGGCATAGGTTCGACAAATTCGCTTTTTATGGAATGCGTAGAAAAACTGAAAGATTCGGACAGGTTGATAATAATAGACGAAGCGGAATATTTAACGCCGCGCGTGTTAGATCAGTTGCGCAGGATATACGATCAGGCCAATATAGGGATTCTCTTTATCGGGATGCCGAGGCTGATACATAATATACGCAAGCTGCGCGGCCCCTTCGAACAAATTTTCAATCGCGCCGTCGGTTTTGTAGCGCAACTGGATATCCCTAAATTGACGGATTTTGAGTTATTACTTGAAACGGTGGGCGAAAACAAAGAGCTGGCTAAACAATACTATGAATCCAGCCAGGCAAATACGAGAATATTTGAAACATTGTACGACAGATGCTATGACATGGCCGCGCTTAACAAAAGACATATCGATGCGCCTTTTATAAAAAGTGTAGCTGGTAAAATGATGTTAATGCAGTAATAATAATCATAAAATATTGAAATGAGGTGGTCAGGATGAGCATTAAACCAATGGCGGACAAACAGCAAATAAAGATAATCCATATCTTAAAGTCGAAACTCGCTCTGACGGATGAAGAATATCGCGAGCATGTCGCGCAGTGCAATCAACGCGGCGTTAAGTCAAGCAAGGATATGACGCGTGCGGAAGCGCAAAATCTTTTATGGCGGCTGTCTTCGATGGCTAATGGCAAAGGCATCAAATGGACTAATTGGAATGGCGGCGGGCGCAAGAAATACGATGATTTAGGCGTCCGCGACGAGCGCGCGACGCCGCTTCAGATGAGAAAAATAGAGGCTATGTGGAAGGATGTATCGTATATGACAACCGACGAGGCCCGTGAAACGGCATTCCGCAAATTTATGGAAAAGCGGTTTCATGTGTCGGATATACGCTTCGTCACACAAGCAATGGTACGCAAGATAATAAAAACGCTCGAAGCGATGAAAAGTTATAAGGAGGCGGCTTAATTGGCTTTTAAAATAAGTGAAGTGGTAACGCTTAAAGCAGTTAACGCCGATCGCGAAGCCTGTTACCTGACGGTGCGCGATTCCGCGGTTCGGCCTCAGACACATCGAATAAAATTAACGCGGTTTCTTATGAATCAGATAGTTAAGTTGAAAATTGGTCAGCGAATAAGGCTTGAAGGCGAATACGAAATCAATGCAGCCGATATTAAGTATAAAATAAATAGCGTAAAAAGCGAGGAGTGAGAATTTATGATATTGACGGTATCTTTAAAGCGCGAAGAAAAAGAAACAATAAAAGCGATGAACCAGAGCATTATCGGCGCGGAAAAATGGGTCGCCACCAATCCGATCCTGTCCGACGAAGTGAAGGGCTTTTACGAAATGATGCGCAATATCGTCGGTCAGATCGCGCGGCAGGCCGAAAAATACGACGATATGAACAGCCAGATAAGCGAAAGCATAAGAATAAAAGCGGCGTGAAAAACAAAATTGTAAAATCAAAACTACAGGAGGAAAAGAAATGAAATCATTATCAGAAATCGAAGCCCAGGCCAAGAAATATTCGGAAGCTAATAATGAATTAGCCGGCGTTATCGAAGACATGGAAACCGAAATCAATCGCGTTAAAAATGACTATTTGAAAAAGTTGCAGCCGCTCGCGGATACTGTAAGTATCGAAAAGTCACTGCTCAAAGTTATGATCGATGAAAGCCGCCTGATTTTCGTCAAGCCGAAAACATATGTTTTTCATGGCGTTAAAGTCGGCCTTCAGAACTCAAAAGGCGGTATCAAGGTTCTCGATGAAGCAAAAACGATCGAACTTATCAAAAAAAATATGCCTGATATAGCGGAAAATATGGTAAAAACTTCGGAATCATTAATAAAAGAATCGCTAAAGCTCTTATCTGAAATCGATCTATTGAAAATTAACTGTCAGAAAACACCGAGCGTTGAAACCGTTTTAATTAAATCTAATCGCGACGAGGTCGAAAAGTTCATCGATGCGATGATTAAGGAAAACACCGAGAAATTAACCGAGCCGCTGGAGCGCAACGAAAGCGAGCGTGAAGCGGCGTAATGAAAGCTAAGATTATAACGGGCGTTACCGGCGACGTCTTTTTATATGTCGATTTGAGGCCGCGAAAACATCTATGGGTGCAATTCGAAGCAAATGAGGTTATACAGATGCTCGATGAAGTTAAAAAATATCTGGATGAGTTATCTCTTGAACATTGGGGTAAAGATGAATACGAGATAGCCGCCAAAATAGGGTATTCAGTCGAAGCTAAAAAAGAAGCCGAAAAAAAAGCGCGATAAAAACTAAAAATATTGAAAACTATAAGGTAATCGGTTATAATTAAATAAAGACATAAAAGCGAAGAGGGGGCGCACATTATGGATTGGATTAGAAAAATCCATAATTTAAAGGACATACTTGACGGCGATCCTAAAGATATCGCCGAATGCTGTGGAACCGAAGTTTTAATTTCATTATGGGAAAACTTTCCTAAAATGAGTCTATACATATCGATGGGTTCTATAAAAAAAGCGCAAAAGCAGTATATCCGCAAATTCTTCGACGGCACTAACACACGCAAAATCGCACGAGAACTTAATGTATCTGAAAGGTTCATTTATAAGGTAGCCGCCGGCGAAGATTTCGAAGACGAAAACGCGCATCAAACGGCGGATTTATTTGAAGAAAAACGAGACTGACCAAAAACAAAAAGCCCCTCTGCCTACCCTGGCAGAGGGGCTTTTTGTCTTTAAGCGCGTCAGTAACCGGCCAATGCCTGGGTTTCGATGGTATCGGCCGCGATAGCGTGGATTGAGGTTACTTTAGTTTCGAAGGCGACTGTGCCGCCGGCCGGAACTTTGTAGCTGACCTCCAGCGTGGCCGGGGCGTCAAAATTAATATATACCGGGCACGTGCCGGCTAAATTAGTGAAAGACCAGCGGCGGGCGCTCGAACTGAAAGTTAATACGGATTCCGTGTCGGGCGCGAGAGTGGCTTTTTTAAACTCAGTGGTCGCGCAGCCGGATACGGTTTTAAGCGCATCGGCGTCTTCGTCAAGAGTAATGTTTAACACCTGGTCCGTTGTTTTAAACGACGATGCCGTAGCCGGCGCGAACTGGAATGCAAACATGCACGCTATAATAAGAATAAGCGCGATTAACGAGGGGATTAACGTTTTAGACATATAATTCACCTCCTTACATTAAAATGTGTTTAAGCGCGTTTTAAACGCTATTTGTTTAGCATGTAAAAATCTATGAACCTTCGTGTTATGGTATTAATTAAATCGTTATCGGTTATTTTTAAAAACGGCCTGGCTGGCATTTTAATTTGATAAGCCCCTATAGCCGATTTCATTCCATAGCTTGCTTTTGTATTGTTTTTAGCGAATAAAGTTTTGCCCTTATGCTTGCCGCTTTTATATTTTTTAAAGTGAAGAATATTTGTATGTACCGGAATGTTTATAGTGCCGCCGAATTGATGAATGGCCGCGTAACTCAAATTTGTTCCGACGACGGCTTGCGTTGCGTCCGATTTTTCGGTTATCGATCTTCTTAGCGCACTTCTAAATTCAAGTATTTTCGATTCCGCCGTCTTTTTCTTTTTGGCTTTATATTTAGCATAAGCCGAACTTAATGATTGCCAGCGCGGCCGGCCCTGCTGTTCAAAGTTTTCTTCGACGGCATCGTGCATGTCGGCGGCTACCTGCCGCATTAACGGCCTTAAATTTTTGCCGCGCTCAACCATTGATGCCATTAAATTTTGAATTTTTTCAAGATATTTCATATCGATTTCTATCGGCTGCATATATTACCTCGTAACTTCGTTTAGAACATTAAAGTTATAGTCTAACAGCACATATTTTTTCCAGTTTTCAAATATGCCCGCCGCGCATTCCGAATGGCTTTTATAAGGCCCGAAAAGGCCCCAGTTACCTATATGATAGTATTCGCCCGTCATAGTATCCAGACAGATGCAGACAGCGTGCCCTTCCTGCTTGCCGTCTTCTTTATCGTGATAAACCATTAAAATATTCGAATCGAGGTCATAACGGACCAACCGGCAAACATACAGGCAGAATAAAGCCCAATCGTCACAATCGCCGGCCTTGCGCCAGGCGAAATATTCCGGATGCATGGCGAAATCGATTTTGCCGTCGTATTTATAAGTGAAATTCCTCTGGCAGTAGCTATTCAAGACTGTTAAAAATTGGAAACGGCTTATCAATTTGAGTGTAGGGCTATCAAAAGACTTACTTATATCAACAGTATGCCCGATAATTTTATTGCATGAATACTGTATATTTCGAACCCATTTTTTAAATAAATATTGCATGACGCCTCCTTGACTTTGTTGCTATTTGTGTTATAATTAAATTAAGGTTCCGGTTAACGCGGTGAATCTCCCGGCCGTGCTTCCATCGGTGTAAACTGGTGTTAGAGAGCTTCTGGAGGAAAAAGGGAGGCCTCCCCGGGACCTTTTTATAATTCGTCTTTTATTATAATTACACCCGGTTTCCTTCTTTTCCGCTCTATATCAGCCATATTTGTTTTTCTGAACGATAACATAAACAAACTTTCTCTTGATTCTGTGGCTTTTAAGGCGATATATAACAGTCTGTCACCGCCTTTTGCATAGGCCATTGTTAATTCGCCGTCTTGCATTATGGTATCCGCATCTTTGAGTAGATTCTGTATATTTTGATAATCCTGAAAGCGAATTTCAGGATGTTTATTCAGATTTTTTACTAAAGTGTCGTTAGATAAATAAATGGTTTGTGATTTAGTTTTTAAATCTCTTTTTGCGTCTTCACCTAAAATGGCTACTGGAAAGTCGTTTTTGATTTTTCCTTCAAAAAACATCTTAAACGGCACGCTATTAATTAATTCTTGCACGCAATCTTTCGCCTCGGCATATCCATATTTATCAAAATTAGGCATATATCCGGCTTCGCCGGGATTATAATTCCATCCGGCGTCCGGAGCCATTCGCACGCCTGTTTTAGGATCGATGTAACGGGTGATTTCAGCCGGGCGGCCGCCGGCGCTTTGTGTAATAGTTTCAAAATCGGCCGTTTTAGTGGTTTCCGGCGTTATATTCATGCCGGCGAGCTGCCCGGCGCGAAGCGCGCGTATTCGGCAGCGGCAGTTGAAGCCGTTCGGCGGATAATGCGTTTCCCAAAAAACATCGTCATATCTGAAAACCTTTCCATTAAGCGCGGCGTGCTCCGGCCGCGTCAGGCCGTCCATAACGGCGAGATATTGCCAGTATGGCCGATCATCGGCATTCTCTATCATCTCGCGGTAGCGCCCGGCCATATAAGCGCTCTGGATGTTAGTCTGGTATATGGTTTTCAATCGATGCGGGGTCATAAAGGTTTCTTTTCCTTCTTCGTTTACGATACGCCCCCAGAAGCCCTTTTTAATTAATCGCGGCTGTATGTTTTTTTGAAATTCCTTGAATGTCAACCCTTTTTCTATGGCGTTAAGAACTTCGTCACGCACGCTTTTTAATACATCGAGCTTTAAAACGCGCGACATAGTAAACGCTTTTGCGTGCGCTTCCTGCCATAGTGAGTGCCAGTCGGAAGAAACAGCAATCCCTTTCGAGCCGAAATATTCTATTACCTTTTCCGGCGGCAGCTTGCAGGCGTATGACAGGTCTATATTTTTTAAATCGGCCATATTATTTTCCTTCGTTTTGAACGCTCGCCCGCCCCATCAGGTCGGAAACAAATATCATCTTTGCCAGCGATTGCTGTATCTGGTCGATATCCATATCAGGATAGAGCGCGGCCAGTTTATTCTGAATATCATTGTAATCGGCCCCGGTGCGTATCATGTCGAATATCGGGGTCATAACGCCGTCCATTTGCCTTTGAAGCGCGCCAGGCGTGAGCGAGTCGCTCAAATTATCTATTTTCCGCTGGTCTATAAATGGTGGTTTTTTTTCCTGTTCGGCGAACTGTTTTGACGGTCCCGGCTTTAACGCGCCGGCTAAAATTTCGCCGATATCATTATCGACGCCTTCACTATCTCGTTGATAAGCCGCCGGGTCGGTAATTTCAAAGTCTTCTTCTTCAAAGCCATAATTTTTAACATAATATTGTTTGCTGAATTTAACGCCTGTACGGCTTAATATTTCGTCACGTTCCGCGAGCGCTTTGTCAACATCTTCCTCCGTCCATAACGAAAAAACCGGCTCGATTCCGTCGTTAAAATTAAGCTCGCAAATCCAGCTTATTAACTGTTTAAAAGTGTTTTCAACGAGTCTTTTATCGGTGTTTAAAAAGTCGCCGCGCACGTCGGCGTGAACTTTTCCGAGCGCCTGTGAGCCTACTTTTCCCTGTTCAGTAGTTAAAGTCTGGCCGAGAATAGCTTTTGATATTTCAGTGTTGCACGCCTGAATAAGTTCGTGATATACCTGCGCATTGGCGCTTTTGCCATCCGCGTTTAAAAATTCGACGCTCGTGTCGTCGGGCGTTACTAATATAGCGTCCTGTACGGCATTTTCAAGACTGATTTCTAATTTATTGATATCGGTGTTATCGGTTCCGCGCGGTATTTTTGCCCATATTGTAGGCATTCCGTATTTTTCCGCGAAAATTACCCAGAATTTTAAGCCGCCTTTTTTGAACGTGGCCGGCC